ATTTATATATCTTTTTAAAATACTATAAATTTTATTTATTTGTTTTTGATTTACACGATTTGTTCTAAATAAAGAGTTATCTAATATAGATACAAATGGTAGCCAATCCTTTTTATATGGATTCTTAATTTTGAATCCATTAATAATGGTCTGTAAATAGTCCATTGAAGTGTGACATTTACAATAATGTTTCTTATCAGGATTGTAATATCCTTTTTGTTTAGAGATATGAGAGAAGAAGTGTGGCATACGTTTCTTACCTCTTACTAATTCGCCTTCTTCATTCTCTTCATACTCACGCAAAAGTTCATCATACTTTTCACGTAGTTTATCTAACTCTTTACCGTTGTTGATAATAAATTCTTTCTTTGCCTTATCAATTTCAATTCCAGACATTACATCTAATTGACATATATCATAATATAACTCCTTAATATCATTATAAGTAGCACCATGATACATCTTATCCCAAAGTAAAGAATTTAATTCCTGAGATAGATTAACAATCTCACCGATTTTATTTACAGATGTTTTAATGTCAAGATCTGCTTGCTGTTCTGGTGTATAATATCTTTTTTTCTTTGTAGAATCAACATTCGCAGTTGGTGTTTTAAACAACTGATAATTTCTTTTAGCTGCACGAATGAGCTTTTCATTATCTGTCAACATTACTGTATCACTATCGAAGTCAGCACCCGATAACCTCTGCAATACATTTTCTCCAATAGAATTAATACACACAATCTCATTTGTAAGATTAAGATAACAATCTATCAATTTATTCTCCGTATTATATGGAAGCCAAATGTTTCCGATTGTAACATGAGGTGAACGACTGGCAAGAAGAGTTTTATTATATTCAAAGCGTGTACTATGTATATTACCAATTCCAATTTGACTTTTTCCTTCAAACTTACCAATTGATTGCTGTAACATCTCTATTGGATTACCAAGAAGAGTAGAGTAGTTACCATTTACATAGATATGCCCATTTTTGAGATTTTTGTAATATGATGCCAATAAATCATGTAAAAAGTCTTGATAATATTTAGTTTTAGTAAAATTATCATTTACACACATTAAATTATAAACCACATCATTCTTGCTACTCATAGGTTTATCCATAGGTGACATTTCATCAATATCAGGATATTTAATGTAATAACGTACAACTTCTGGTCTATCTCTAAGCATTTGTGCAAAGTCAAGCGATTCCTGCAAAAATTCTCTTACTTCATCTTTGGACATCTGAAGGGTATTGAGCAACTGATAATGAGTCTGTACTAAGCGACCTCCAAAGAAATGAGTTTTCTTATCATGCTTTACAACACCAAAATCAGGATATAAGTGGTTAAGCCATTCATCCCATGTACTAAATTTCAAATATTTAATACTGTTAGGTGTGGTAATTAACTTTACATCTTCAATTCGTGTAGCTCTTGTTTTACCATTAAGCTGAGACACATCCGTTATATTATTATCTTTGAACCATTGTTGGATATTACAGTTGAAACAACAAGATTTGAACATTAGATTTCTAAGTAGAAGCATACCATATTCTGAATAATCACCAAATAGAGATATATCCATAAGAGACTGACCATCCCAAATTGTATTTGTAATTTCACAATTCTTTTCAGTAGTTTTAAGCCATCCGTCTTCATCATGAGTCTCGATTACGTCCTCATTAAACACGCTGTCATAATCATCAATTAAAAGAATATTTTCTGGTTTAATTGGAATGGTATCAATAATGCTACTAGATGGGAGAGCAATATATCCCTCATATGCAGCTAAATCAATCGGATCTCCTTGGTTATATTTAAGACCACCTGAACTGAATTTTATAATCGGTTCATATAAATCTTCTCTGATAAAAAGACATTTACCAACTCTTGCAGAGCCAGTAGAACGTTTCATACGACAATATTTAATACCATTACATATAAATCCATCTTTATACAACTCAGTTCTAAGTTCTGCATTTGTCTTTATAGTCTTCGGTTCACCTTTTTTATGGTATTGAGTTTGAATCTCTTTAATAACAGTTTTATCCTTTTTATCATAGATATTTACCTGCTTTTTAACAAATGGCTTTGGTATATCAGTTGGGTTTTCAATTTTTTCATTCGTCTTAATTCCAACAATTTCACCTTCGCTATTTTTAGCAATACCATCTTTAAAAGACAGATTTCTATAATCATATCCAAGCCTGACAAAAGTATTTTTGTTCATCTGATTCCATTCTTTTACAGAATACTTAAACGTGAGATTAATTACATTTACAGAATAATCATGTTTTTTAATTCTAAATGAAAAATCATGTTTTCTGAATTTTCTATAATAAATATCCTTTAACTCTATAAGGTCTAAGCTATAATCAAGTGTATTGATAAATTTTCGTAAATTATACTGTCCATCTTTGAGCTTTAAATTATATCCTTCTGGATTTTCCTCAATGTAATGTGCTGATAAATAAATATCTTTTGCATCAATAGAGGGAATATATATATTATTGTTTGTCATCAGCATTTTTCTCCTTTAATTCCATTATCCTTAAATGATTATCACCAATCTTTCCTTGAACTAATAACTTATTCATTGCCTTTACAATGCTATTAGTTATTTCAATTTCAGAAATGCTATTCAATAAATTAATATTAAATGTAAGGTGTTCAAACCAATGATTAAGAAGAGATATTTTAATATTTAAATATGTATTTCCCTCATTAGAGTAAACATCATAAATAATTTTCCATGACGATTTTTTACTACTATGTATCTGTTTTATCATATTGTCTATACATGGAGATAAATATTCACTTATATACTTTTCGTTTTTGTGTTCTTTTTCTTTTTTCTTCTTGATTTCCTCTCTGAGCGGTATTGTATGTTCATTATAATATTTTTCCATTATTGGATGAAAAAAATTAAATACGTCTGTGTCTGTAATAAACTCATCTACAAGTAAGTGAGAACGATTTTCCCAATAAACAGCATCTTTAAAAATTATATGGTTATATTTTCTGAATAAGTATGTATCTTCTTTTTTATTGCTACTACTATAACCAAATTCTTTGTTAAGATTTTTGATGGTTAGTCCAATATGTTTTAATCGTGCATTATCATAATCATCTAAATCTATATAATTCTTCTCAAGAATATATCTTAACGATGAGTGTTTTCCATTCATTTTTTTACAAATAAATCTTTGATCTTCAGGTTCTAATAATTGAAAGGCATCAATTAAATCTGCTTGTACTGATTTATTAGTATAATATTCTTGAAGCTTTGTCCAGAACCAATCTAATCGTTCCCACTGAATTTTATACTCAATTAAGTCCGTTCTTTTCCAATAAGTTTTTCTTAAAGTAATCAAATCATCATAATCTTGTCTAACATAATGTTTTATAAAACATTCACCAGTAGAAGATGAGTAGATAAGTTTAAATTTAGGGATGTCATCTGTCGTTACTTTAAGAAGTTCCTCATTCACATCTAACTCTAAAACATCACAACCAAGCTCATCCCATTTTTCAATATAATCATTTGTTTTCTTGTTTGTATTAGCAATTTCGACATAAAATTCCTGCCCATTTATAGTTTCTATAAAAATATCAGGACGATAATCTCCAAATTTGGTGTGAAAAGTCTTTTCAATACATGAGTTAGCAACCTCGTATATAGTTTGTCCAACTTTAAATTTACTATTTTTATCAAGCAGCCAAGTTTTATAAGCAAAATGAATCCTACTTTCTTGTGAACACATTCCATCAATATGATGAAAACATCTTTGTTTTTTGTATGTTTTATCTGGATTTTGTCCATTCCAAAGTTTGACTCTTCCTAAACAAATAGGACAATAAAGTACATCATTGCCACTTACATTGTAAACATTCTTCCAATCAGCATATTCACTTTTAGAATCCAATGCGTACATTAACTCTGGTTCATAATTGACCATATAAAAATCCTCCTTTTATCTTTATTATTTCCCACCATTATATTCTCCAAATGAAATTTCTAATTCTTATTTTCAATCAAAACAATTACTGTTTTCCATTTCTTTGACTTCATAACCAAGCCAGTCGATTACAAAATCAATACCTGGAATACAGTCTCTATGTATATATTGCCCTTCACAATTACACAAAAATTCTTCGCCATCGTAAATACCTTCTTTGCAGTAACAACAACTGAAATTAGTTTTCGGTGGCACAAAATTTGGGCAACCAGTTTCATGTCCATTAATTCTTCCACAATATTCACAACCCATTTTAAAAATTCCTTTCTTTTTCTTATAATTTTTCATAAGTATATCCGTCATTTGTTGTATAATATATATGGCTTATTCCAATATCTTTAATAGCTGTCATACAGCTTGGACAAGGACGAGCCATACCAAAAGTACAACATTTTCGATTTCTAAAAATATACAATTTAACTTTATGGAAATTAACGCCTAAATGTCTTATGGAATTTAAACAATTAATTTCGGCATGTAGACTTGGATTAATTTCATTGTCGTCCCAAGAATCGCGAAAACGATTATAATATTTTTGGATAGGATGCGTCTTTTTTGTATTACAACCAACACCTATAATGTTATTTTGATATACGGCAACACATCCTATGTGTACTTTATAGAAATCTGAGACACATGCTATTTTCTTTGCCTTCTCAAAATGTTTATAATCTGATTTACTCAACATTTAATCTTTCTCTTTCATATAAAGCATTTCCTCGTTCAAAACATTCAAGCTCATATTTTGTGCGATTAATGTAATAAGTAAAATCAGTATTTTCAATATACTTAAGAATTTCCATACATAATTCTTTTTTGTTATCTGTTTCAACTCTAAGTGTTAAATCTATAAGATCGTATCTATCAATTTCATTCTTCTTAATAAATAGAGTGGTGTTATACAATCTTTTTTCTTTGTCCCATCTGCTCATAGCGAGAATAGAGTATCCATTATGTAAATCCACAACTATACTAGTATCTGCAATTATTTCATATCTCATTATTATCTTTCCTCCATTTTTCTAGCATCTCTAACATCACATTCTTTTTTTCTATCTTGGTCAAATTTCCAATCATGGATCAATCGGTCTGACAAACTTAAATTTGTTCCACCAAAATCAGCTTCACATAGTTTTGGATAACATACTAAATTAGCCTTTCTTTTAAGCTCTATTGTTCTTGTCAATACATGATTCTGTGTTTCCTTTGTCATAAATTATTGTTCTCCTTGTTAAATAAAATTTTGTGTTCATATCATCGCTCCTTAGTGTGTGATACGTGTTTAATTGTTACATTTATATATTCCCTTATTATGAAAAGGTTTTATTAAAAAATTTAAATGTGAGGGTTTGTTCTAATTCACCGATATGGTATAATCATTAAGATGTGTATATACACTTGTAACTCATTAACTAAAGTCACGACTGATTCTTATATCAGGTACGG